TGGAAATGCGCCGCGACGACCGCGATTTCGCTTAACACCACCCCACAAACCATCTGCGCCTCGGCGCTGCTCATACGGAGGAATTGAGAAATGGAACGCATCGAAAACGCCTTCATCCGCAATCACTTCCAAGCCGACTATGTGAACGACGCTGGCGGCTGGTCTGCCATCCAGAGCGCGGTCCTGAACGCCCGTCGCATCTGCGGCAACCCCGACAAGTTTCCCAAGGCGAATTTCGACTACCTCGAAAAGCTGGACCTTGAAGGCACCTGCGTCCTGCTCGGCGCACCAGTTCAGTACATCATTTACCAACAGCGCGCCTCGGCGCTCTCATCGAAGGGAAGGGAACGGAAGATGACGAAGAACAAGGAAATCACCGGATGGCATTTCGCGGGCTCTGCGCTTCGCGACGGTCGCCCGCTTCCGAAGGATGGTGAGTGGCTTATCCATGAGGGCGATGTGGTTATTTGCGAGACGGGGCTTCATGCGTCTCGCCGCGTCATCGACGCCCTACAGTATGCGCCAGGCTCAACCATCTGCCGCGTCACATGCCGGGGTATCGTTACCGAGCAAGGCGACAAGCTGGTCTGTCGCGGGCGGCGCATCGACTGGCGCATCGAGGACGGCGACGAAGTTCTGCGCTCATTCGCCCGCAAGGCAGCGCTTTCGGTAATCCACCTTTGGAACGCGCCTGACGTAGTGCGCCGCTACCTCGAAACCGGCGACGAAACACTCAGGGGTGCCGCGAGGGATGCCGCGTGGGATGCCGCGTGGGCTGCCGCGAGGGCTGCCGCGAGGGATGCCGCGTGGGCTGCCGCGTGGGATGCCGCGAGGGATGCCGCGTGGGATGCCGCGAGGGATGCCGCGAGGGCTGCCGCGAGGGCTGCCGCGAGGGATGCCGCGAGGGCTGCCGCGAGGGATGCCGCGAGGGCTGTAAAACTCACCGAGTTCAACGCCACCCTGGAACAAATGCTTACCGACGAACACGCCAAGCGCCTCGCCGCCTGCCCCCCCTCTGCTCATACGAAGGAAGAAGAAGATGACAAACCACGCAGCCGAAACTGACAAGGAAGTCCTCAAGCGCGTCATGGCTGAGCCGACATTCGCGGCAGTGCGAGAAGCGGCAATTCGTGAAAATCGCCAGCGCGAGTTTGGCGCGTCACTTAGCGCAGCGATGGGCGCAACTGACAAAGAGGTTGCCGAGATAGAGGCGCTGGCCTCCGAACGCAGCGTCCTGCACTGGGCTGGTATCATTCGCATCATTCAGCGGATGCGCAATGCCGAGGCTTCTGCGGACGCTGGCTGGAAGCGCGCTGAGGAAAATGCGCAGGAAGTTGAAAATCTGCGCGCCGCCATTTCAAAAGCCACAGCACCAACCGCCTGAAGGGATATGAGGATGACCGACGCAGCAACCGACTTCATTCAGGAAATCAGGCTTCTGCTTGAAGACCCGAAATCCGGCACGAGCAATCGTCTCCGTGACCAGCGCCGCACCAAAATGAAGCAGCTCGGTCTTATCGAGTTCGACCGCAAGGCATGGGCATGGGTCGTGCTGCCGGCAGGCCACGCGCTTCTCACAACCGCCTGAAGGGACACGCACATGAACGCCTACACCATCACCGGCTTTGGACTGACATCTGCGCTCCAGGGTGTTGCGAAGTCAGTTCGCGGTCCGGACTGCCAAGAGTTCTTCGACTGGTGCGCGGAGACTGGTGCCTATCCCAAGCCATACCTCGATTTGATGGACTTCAAGGTGCTGTTCCGCACCGACGATCCGATATCGCACCTGAAGGACAGGCTTACTCACCGGGTCGAGACTGAGAACCGCCGACAGGCTGGACACTGGTCCGCTGACGAGTTCCGCGCCAAGCGCCTGAAGCGGCTGCTGGCGGCGGTCGAGAAGTTTGAGGCGCGGTCATGATACCGCTTTCGAGAGACTTTGCGGAAGAGCTTCTGAACGCCCACCTGTACCGGCTGGCGACACGGAACCTCATCCGCCTGACCATCCTGGCCGAGCAGATTGGCGACGACGAATACGTGTCGAGCGCGAAGGCTGAATTGAGCCGCCGTGAACTCACAGAGAGAAAGGCCGCAGCATGAACGCCGTATCACAAGCACTCATCGACAACGACGCGAAAGCGACTGCCGTCCAACGCATAGAACCCATGCCCGGCGCGCCCATAACGCCAATGTCAATGATCGACCGCGCCTTGGCGTCAGGAGCCGCGCCTGAGACGCTGGAGAAGCTTCTGGCGCTACAAGAACGCTGGGAGGCCAACCAAGGCCGTAAAGCCTTTGACGAGGCCATGGCGGCGGCGAAGGCCGAGATACCGACCATCCGCAAAAACCGGACGGTTGACTTCACGTCCAGCAAGGGCCGCACGCACTACAAGCACGAAGACCTTGCCGAGATTGCGGCGACGGTGAACCCCATCCTTTCCAAGCACGGACTGTCCTATCGGTTCCGCACTTCGTCAGGCATCGGCGAGCCAATCAGCGTAACGTGCATTGTATCGCATCGGCTTGGCTATTGCGAGGAAAACACGCTTGTCGGCCCCCGCGACGACAGCGGAAACAAGAACGCAATCCAGCAGGTCGGATCGACGCTCACCTACCTCCAGCGGATGACGCTGAAAGCGGCCCTTGGCCTCGCGGCGTCCGACGATGACGACGGCGCAAAATCGAGCGATCCGTATTCCGACCCTATCAATCCGGCGCAAGTGGCGAGGGTGCTGGCTCTTATCGAAGCGACCGGCACGGACATCGAAAAGTTCTGCAACTATCACGGCGTGCCGGCGGTCCCGGCGCTTACGGCAGGCCAGTTGCCGCGCGCCCTTGCCTCACTTGAAAAGAAGAGGAACCAGGGCAATGGATAACATCGTTCAGGGTTCCCCGGAGTGGCACGCAATCCGGCTAGGGAAGGTGACGGCTTCCCGCATCGCTGACGTATGCGCCCGCACCAAAACAGGCTGGGGTGCCAGCCGCAAGAACTACATGGCCGAACTGGTAGCGGAACGGCTTACAGGGGTGCGGGCTGAGGGTTTCGTGAATGCCGGCATGCAATGGGGCACCGATATGGAACCGGAAGCCCGCGCCGCCTATGAGTTCTACCGTGACGCCAACGTAGGGCTGGTCGGCTTCGCGCCGCACCCGACCATTGCCGACAGCGGCGCATCACCGGACGGCATTGTCGGGGAAGATGGGCTTGTCGAAATCAAGTGTCCCGGCACCGCCACCCATATCGAGACGCTCTTGGGCGCGACGGTCCCGGAAAAGTACGTCCTGCAAATGCAGTGGCAGATGGCCTGCACAGGCCGCGCGTGGTGCGACTTCGTATCCTACGATCCGCGTCTGCCGGAATCCATGCGGATGTTTTGCGAGCGCGTGAAGCGCGACGACGAACAGATCGCCGCCGTCGAAAAGAACGTGACCGAGTTTCTGGCGGAACTCCAGCGCACGGTCGCGCACCTCCAATCCATTTACGAGAAGGAAGCTGCCTGATGGCCGGCTCAGTGAACAAGGTAATTCTCGTCGGCAATCTCGGAGCCGACCCCGAAATCCGCCGTCTCAACAGCGGCGACCCCATCGTCAACCTGCGCATCGCCACGTCCGAAACCTGGCGTGACAAAAACAGCGGCGAGCGCAAGGAAAAGACCGAGTGGCATCAGGTCGTGATTTTCAATGACCAGATTGCCAAGGTTGCGGAGCAGTACCTTCGCAAGGGCATGAAGGTCTACGTCGAGGGCTCTCTCCAGACCCGCAAATGGGAGAAGGATGGCGTCGAGCGCTATTCGACCGAAATCGTGCTGCAGAAATTCCGTGGCGAACTCCAGATGCTCGACAAGCTGTACGGCGAGAAGCCGGAAGCCAAACCCAAGCAGCAGTCCTACGAGGAACAGAGCAGCGGAGGGTCGCGCGTAGGCCGCGATCTGGACGACGAGATTCCGTTCATCCCTGAGTTTCGATAGCGCAACCAGAGAAGCCCCGGCGTGTCGCAACAGGGCGCGTCGGGGCGGAAAGGCGAAGACATGGCAAAGCGTCCTGAGAAACCAATCTATAGCTTCGTCCGCAAGGGCAACGCGCTGGTCCCGGAACTCGACTACGATTTGCGCGCGCTAGACGGCGTAGCGAACGGCCAGCGCGTTCGCGTGGACATCAAGGAATGGCGCAACCTGGATAGGCTCAAAGCCTACTGGTCGATGCTGCACGACTGTATCGCTGCGACGGGAGCGAACAACCTGTCCGCCGAACGGCTGCACGAAGTCGCCAAGCTAATGAATGGTTGCGTCGATGTCGTGATGCTTCCCAGCGGCCAGCCCGTCGCCATCCCGGCTTCCATCTCCTTGGACAAGATGACCGAGCCAGAGTTCATCGAGTTTTTCCGCAAGGTCGAGGAGTGGCTAGGTGCCACTTACGGCTACGCGCAGCAAGCGAGGGCAGCATAATGGCTAGGAACAACATCCACCAGTTTGTCGCCAAGCAGAAAGCCGCGAAGCTGGACGAGTTCTATCCCAACCTTGGCGACCTGTTGATCGGCGAACTGGAGCGGGAACTTCCCAAGCTTCTCCCCGACTACACGCCGAAGGATATCGAGCGTCTGGAGCAGACGTACTGATGGCTCGCAAGCGCTTCACCGACAAGGACCGCGCCCGCATCTTCGCGAACACGCATGGCGTCTGCCATCTGTGCAACGAGAAAATCGACGGCGTGCGGGAGGCTTGGGAAGTCGAGCATGTCATCGCATGGGAACTCACCCGCGACGACAGCGACAATAACCTGCGGCCTGCTCACAAGTCCTGTCACAAGGTCAAGACGCACACCGAGGACCGCCCCGCCATCAACAAGGCCAAGCGTCGGGAAGCCAAGCACAACGGCGTGAAGCGCGCGACATCGAAACTCGCGGCAGCCCCCAAGCCTCCCAAGCCCTCTAAGTTCGACATGACAGTTCGCCGCTCTCTGTTTGCGAAGGAAACAGCCCCATGAGTGACATCAACGACATCGCCAGCAAATGCGATCTGTTCATCGACAATGCGGCGACGGCAAGCCAGACCGATTTCGATGACGTGACGCGCGAGGCCATACGCCTGAATGTGTTCGCGCCGATGCTGTCTGCCCTTATCGCCGCCACCCCTCGCCCGGAAGCCTCTGACGCGCCGGACATCGTACCGGTGGCGTGGATGCGTGTACTTCCGGGCCATGTTGTCGGCCATATAGAGACGCAGGAGGACATTGCGCTTCACCAACTGGTGCACGGAAATTTCGCACCCGGCACCGAACTAAAACCCCTCTACAGCCACGACGCCCTCGCAGCACTCCGCGCCGAGCTTGCTGCGGTGAAGCGGGAGAGGGATGATGCAATTGCTATCGGCCACGCATCGCTCGATGACGTGAGAACCTACCGCACTCGCGCCGAAGCCGCCGATGCCGAAGTCGCTCGCCTGAAAGACGAGAACAAGGAACTGGTGGCGGGGCTGGAGCCGTTTGCGAAAGCGGCAGATCAGGTAGACGCCGAAAACACGCGGCTTGGCTTTATTGATGGGCCGGAAGGTTACGGTGCCATACTTTTCAGGGTGGACGTGCCGTACAACGCACTTGCCCGCGCCCGCTCCCTCACCGCTACGAAGGGAGGCTGACCGATGAAGCTTGACCCCGAAGCGCTGAAGGCTGTCTGCACCGGCTTTTTCCGGTACTGGTGGAACAAGCCTGGAGCTAACACGAATGAAGGCTACGACGATTGGGCGGCTGGCGAGGGTAAGCCGCTGGTCGCCGCTCTATCCTGTCTGGCTGGGGAAGGGTGGAGGCCAAAGGTCAAGCGGCTCGAATGGGAGTATGGCGTGGGGAACTGCAAAGGGCAGCAAGTCTGGCATACGGGAAACCCTTGGCTGTTCTGGATTGTCAAGAACACCAACAGCGACGAATATGTTTGGTGTGAGACGCTAAACCTCGAAGGGTTCGTCCCGGCCTCACCTGTGAACGGCTCGTTCGCCACTCTGGACGAAGCCAAAGCCGCCGCACAAGCCGACTTCGACCGCCGCATCCTCTCGGCTATCGACCTCCCCACCCCTTCCGTGGAGGAGAAGCTGCCGTGACGCCAGAGCAGATCGAAAAGCTATCCCTGTTTCTCGACGCCCTGGACGAATGGGGCTGCGAGGACAACGACGAGCGCGCCAAGGGAATCGCTGATTTCATTGCCAGTGGGTTTGACCTGTCGGAATATGAGGACCGGCCTCGGCTGACGCTTGTCCATTCCGTGGAGGAGAAGCTGCCGTGACTAGGGCGTTGACCGCCTCAGACCTCGCTATCCAGTACGGCATGACGCCGCGCTACTGGACGCGGATGGCTTGCGAGGGCAAGGTGCCCGGCGCTTGGCAGCCGAGCGGTGGCCGGGGGAAGTGGCTTTTCGATGCCGTTGCAATCCAGCGCTGGCACCGCTCCAGACAAAAGGAGGTAGTGTCGTGGCCGGGATTTACAAAAGGGGAGCGACGTCAGTGGCACGAGTGGGCTCGGGAGATGGGCAGGACGCACCGCCAGATCAAATGCACCCGCTGCGGCTTCTATGTGATATGGGAGCCGCGCTCTCCCCGCCTGATCGAGTCCATCAAGGAAAGGAACGAAGATGAGTGAGATGGTCGAGCGAATTGCGAGGGCGCTTTGTGAATTGGAGTTTGGCAAGTGGGATGCCGCAGACTTCAACGAAACTTTAAGCGGCTGCGACCCGGACGAACAAAGGGATGCTTACCGCGAGCAGGCCATCGCCGCCATCAAGGCCATGCGGGAGCCTACCGAACACATGCTGGATAAGGGCAGCGAAGCGGGGTGGGAGTGCGTGGAGTTCTCACCTGAACCGGGAGAAGGCATCGACGGCTACAACATGGAGCCAGCGTGGTACGCCATGATCGACGCCGCTCTCCCCACCCCAGAGAAGGACAAGGACGATGGACGGTGAGCAACCCAAGTGCGAGCGTTGCGATGAGGCGGGTGGGGCCTGCCGGGAACCCCACAATGCGCTCCCGCCGTTTCCAGCAGTGCTACGGCAGGCAGAATATCACCGTGTCGCCGCCTCTGGCCGCGCCGCATACTGGCCGTTTCACCAGCGCTAGCTCAGCACGATTTCCATAGCAGATTCAGCGGATTAATGCTAGGGTGAAAAGATGGAAAAAGCACAGAAACTCATGGCCGAATTGTCGAGACAATACCCGCTCGGGCAGGTCCAAATAGTCAAATCTTTAGGCGGTGACGTTTTGGGCGTCCGCCTCACCGTTCCCGTTCAAGGACAGTGCCCGATATCGGTATCGGAGTACGCTCACCGCGACTCTATTCCAGCATGACCGACCTAGCCATCCAGCTATACCGCGTCGATAACCCAGATGGGATATGGGAGTATGAGGACGAGGCGGTGAGGTTGTATTACAGGAAGAGGGCTTTGGAGGGGTTAGATAACCGTCTCGGGGCCGGGCGCGACGGAAACGGTGGCGAAAGGTCCAATTTCACTGCGCATTGAAAATATCCTTTTCACTGAAAATCAGTACCACGAATTTCGCGCGTTGTCGCCATGAGCGAGATTGATGCTGCTCGCAAGGACATAGGCAAATGGGGTACGGCTCGGCTTGTTCCCGGTGTTAAGTCGATAGCCAAGGACTGGGCGTTTCTCGGTCGCCCGTCTGACACCGTTGCCCGAACTACCCTGTGACGAAAGATGAAATCCAAGCAATTCTAAATGAACTCGCGCCGGTCTATTGGGCCATGGCAGGTATCGCCCTACATGTAGGCGGGCACTTCGTGCTCAGCTTACTCAAAAAGGAGGATGGCTATGAATGAGATTGTTGTTCTCGTTCCCCTCGCTGCGTTGGTGTTTGGCGTAGCCCTCTACCTGGCGCTTCGGCAACGCGGGAAATCGACCGCATGGACGATCCCTCGCAAAGCATGGTGAGGATTTGGACGCGGGTTTTCAGGGGCAGCTTGTTCATGCCCCTAATATCTGAACTTTAATGCTTGAAACTAAGCATAAAAGTTCAGGTTGAGCGCCCGATGTGCAGCCGATGCGCGCCTATTGAGCTAATTGACGCTATATTGAGAAATCCGCGATTTCTCAAAGACAAAAGCGCCCATGACGACATTGTTCCAAGCCTCTGCCTGAACCTTTGCCTCCAGAGCGTCTAGAGCGATTTTCGTCCCGTCTGGATTGAGAACGAATATATCGCTCCCTTCACGAATTGGGATTGGCAGCTTGCGGCGCTGAGGGCTGGGGGATGTCAAGTGGCTTGGGTCGCGGCGCTTTGGGAGCCAGTCCAGAGCGAGCCACGGGAGCAACACGACCATAACCAGTAGATACCATGCCGCCGAGACGATGAAAATCATAGGCGAGAAGACGAAGCGCGTAATGGATATCTTCCCCAGCCTCTTCCATGTATCGGTCTGTGATACGGTCCAGGATTTGAGCGTCATTCATGCTGCCCTCTGAATCGGGTCTTGCGCCCGCGTAGCGATGCCGGAGTTCTTGTGGAAGGTGATGGCGTGCATGGCCCTGCGAGGCGCAAAGTGCGCCCCGTAGGCGTCAGGCGGACAGAAGGCGCGCGCCTGCTCCCAAACGACGCCCGGAAACTCTTCGCTTTTCTGGCTGTGTCTGTGGCCCGTAAACACGGTGCGGAACGGGGATGCAGACCAGAACGGGCATATCTCAGCCAGCACCATGGCAAGCCGCTCAGGGCGTTGCTTGTCACCATGGTGAGCGGCTATGAGGCACTTGCCCCATTGGAACATGAAAATATCGCGAGGGGATTTATCCACAGCTATTCGCGAATGCTCGCGATACCGCTGGGCTAGGGCCAGCGTCAGAACCATGTGGCTGTGTTCATCATGGTTGCCGCGAAGGACGCGGACGGTCACGCGGCGGTGCTTGGACGCCATCCGCTCTATAGTTGCGGCGATGACCTCAATGCCCGTATCCAGCACCTTGAAGTGCCGGCCATCGACATCGAGGGGGTGACGGCTTTTGGGGGTCTGGTTGGTGCTGTCGTCACCGTGGAAGAAGTCCCCGCCGATCAGCAGGATTGCTTCCTCGCTGTTGGGGGAAAGCGCCATGACGTTCCCGACCGCCATATGCAGATCGGAGACGGATAGCTTCAGGTCGTAGTTGTCGCCGCCAGTTTCTTCGCCCCAGGCATGGAGGCCCATGTGAACGTCAAACAGCGGATAGAGCGTCAGGAGGTCGGTAGCGGTTTGTTGCGGGGTCGGAATCGGTGGGGCGGTAGGAAGGTCTGCAAAGATGCCGGCAGCCCGTTCCAGAACGTCTTCCACGGCTTCCTGTGACGGTTTGAGGTATATTGACCGGGAAACGCCGTCTTCGTCCTTGCCGGTCTTGATCCACATGCCGGCAGGTGTGATGCCGGTTCCTACCGCTTCCATGCCGGCCGAGATTGCCGGGTCGCGGGTGCGCGCTTCAATGCCGCGTTCTACATGAAGCTTTGCCTTGTTCCACTTCCACCCCAGCGCATCGGCAACATCCGAATACCGGGGCCTGTCGAGGCTATCCCAAACAGCCAGCGCACGCTGTACTTCGGGATTGTCCGCCTTCAACCGAGGCGTCGGCATCCTAGACGCCCTTGCCTAAATCATTTGGGGTTCCGGCTTCACCCTTTGCGGCGAGGCAGGCGCGCCCGTCCGGCTGCACGGTGAACAGCGTCCAGTTGCCATTCTCGCCTTGGAACAGGACGAATTGTAGCGCACCTTGCGGAACCTTCATCGTTCCTTCCCAGATGACGTGTTCCTTAACGACAGACTCGAACTGCCTGAACATAACGTCGGCGGGTGCGCAGAGCATCCCGTCTTCCTCCTGCGCGTGGGCCTTGACGGTGAGGAATACGGACATCACCACGGCAAGCGCGAAGGCCGCGAGAAGCAGCCCCAGCGCTATCCAGAAGCGACGGGGTTCGGGAGGGAAATCGTCCATTGTCAGGGCACCTTTCCAGCGATGGCTTGAAACCCGACCCACAGCAGCCATAACAAGCCGCTGACCATCGCAAGGATAAGCGCACCGCCTACCTTCCCGGCGATGCCGTCCTTGCCCTCGCGGATTTTGCGGATGAGCCGCATATCCTCGCGGACCTTTTCCTGATCTTCATGGCTTTCGAGATGCAGGCCGATGGCATCAAATTCGAGCCGGATGGCCGTGCGGAAGGCTGTCAGCAACTCGTCTTCCGTCATGGACGCGATAGGCTTGGCACTCATTTAGTCGTCTCCGAAAACGACGTGATGGCGGGCGCGTTCTATGAGAAACAGCGCCTCGCCAGCGTTGCAATTGCTCTCGATTTCCATCGACCCGTCCTCGAAATCTGCTATGATGAACAGCCGTGAAATCGGCTTGCCTTTCATGCTTTCGAGCGTGGCATCGGCATCGAGCCGGAAGGATAAGCCGAGTTCGTTTGGAACCAGCCGCACGACGCTCATGGCTTCCACCCGCAATGCTTTTCACCGTACTCGTTAAAGGCTACGATGCGGCGCTTGTTCTCGTCGGAATACGTCTCGCCAGCCTTGGGGCGATAGGCTCTCTCAACGTCGCAAAAGTTACCGACCGTCTTGCAACCAGCGCTTAAAGCGAGTGTCGAGATCAGCAGGGCCAAGATCAGCGATTTCATCGTCCAGTTCCTTCTTGTCCTTGATGGCTTTGGCCTTCGCCCGCTCTTGTTCCGCGCGGACCTTCGCGGCTCCCGCACTGCGCTGTTTCCAGCCCCAGAGAAGCGCCCCGCCGAGAGCAAGGATGAACGGCCACGCCTTCAGTAGGAGCGAGATGACGAAAGCGGTCATCACGGCTTCTCCACCGGAGGCTGAGGCGCTACCATGCCCTTCACGCCGTCGCGGTAGGCATTCATCACCAGCTTGAGGAAGGAAAGGACGCCGACAATCTTGAGCGCGGTCGCGTCATCGATCCCGAACAATGTCCAGTCGAGCCCGGTGAGCGCGCCGGATGCCAACACCGTGATGATGGCATTGAGGATGTTGTGGACTGCGTTGGCGTTGAACCACTTCATTTTGGCTTCCTTCCGAACATCTTGAGAATGATGGCGATGAGAGATGCCCAGAAACCGCCATGCGTGGCCGCTGGTGGCGTTTGGGGCTGTTCTGGCTGTATGGGCGCGGGAATGGGCGCAGGCGCTTCCATCAAGGCCCGCAGGTCAACGCGCTTGCCTTGGCCCCACACCACCCTGCCGCCCGGTGTTGCCGGATAAACTGTCCCCGTCGCCTTCGGATATCTGCCGGTCAGGAACAGATCGCGTTCCGCCATGCGGCGCTCGGTGATTTCCTTCGGCGTGACCCAGTTCATAAACTGCTTTGCGGCCAGCGCCTTGTCGCCCGCATTAAGCGATTTGGTAAGCGTGGCCTTGGCAATCGCGCCGGTGTTGAAGTGGAAGGAAACGAGCGCGTCGAACTCATGCTGCTTCAAAGCAACCTTAACGGCCTTATTGACACCTTCCTCGTACTTCTTGATGTCGTCGCGGAGCAGGTCGAGAACCTGGGCGAGCGTCAATTTGCCGGTGAAGGTTTCCGGGTTGAGACCGCCCGCCGCCTTTGTGTGACCGACGCCGATTGTGGCTACGCCTACGCTGTCAAAATACCGGGAGAGAACGATTCCTTCATGGCCTATAAGGGCAATCAGCCCTTCAATGCTGGTCTGCATTGGCATTCCTTTCGGGTGGGGAGATGTGGCTAGAGGGGCGGGACAGTCACTCGCCGCGAATAGCCCGCGCCTCACGGTCCATCCCCGCCGCGTCATGCTCGACCGTCTCGGCGTTGAGCGCCCAAAGGATGATTTTGCGGAGCAATTTGCGCATTACATCAGCCCCTTCAGATAGTTGCGGAACTGCGCGGCGTTGACCTGGCTCTGGCCCTTCAGAACGCGAACCTCGTTGACCAGATTGAACAGCACCTTGGCGACGACTTCTAGGGTGAGTTTCTTGGCCTGCGAGTCCTGATAGGCGTCAAGAACGGTCGCCTGCACTGGCCGGATGTTGTAGGGCGCAAGCACTTCTCCCAATTCCGCCGCGTTGGCGATGTTGGTTGGAATCGTGCCGTCCGACGCCCACCCGACATATGCCGGATTCGTGACAGAAACATAGTCGCCCGCCGCGCTGGAAAACACCTGCGTGGTCGAGCCGTTGACTTTCCAATACCAGTTAAAGGGATCGTAGGGTTTCATACGTATTGACCTCCTGTAGCGGTTGAACCAGCAGAGTTCCCAGGTAGGTAGGAAGCGCCGCCACCACCCGTATTGATTACGCCGTTCATGGTGATCGAGTACCGGGGCCCTGTGGCGCTGCCGCTAAACGTCATGGAAACGGCTGCGGCGGAGCCCGTTTCTCTGGCGTCAATAAACCCAACGCTAAAGGCGGGTGTCCCGCTTAGTGTGACGGTCAAAAACGTGCCCCACCATACCCCCGACCTATTGGCCAGAACGTGCGCCTGCGCACCGCCGCTGATGGTGTAATTCCCGGTTCCTGTCACCGATCCGCCTGCGGTCGTCCTTATATGGCTTTGCGCGCAAGCCCCGAACCTGACATTCCCATATTCCAATGTCCCGCCGTCAACATTGAAACAAAATCCTGATGTCGTCGTTCTCATTTCAAGATCGAGAACCTTGGCCCGAGCGCCGCTAGGCACAGCGATGGTGCTCGCAGATGTCGTGGACAGGATTACATTTGCCGGGGTTCCGTTGTTGCCCTGAATGGTCAAAGACGCCGCTGTTGCCTGTCCGGTCATAACGGGCACAGATATTGCGCCTGTGTACGTTCCATCGGCGATCTGCACCGTAACCGTGTAGCCGCCGAAATCTATTGTCGCGGCAACGTCTAGCGCCTTCTGAACGGTCAGGAACGCGCCGCCTGACGTATTGGCAAGGCCGTTGTTGCTGTCGCTGCCATCCGTGCGGACATAATAGGTGCGGGCGGCTGTAAGGACTTCGCGACCGGGATGAACGTGATCGGCGCGGGCGAATCGTGTCGCCGTCCCAACAACAGCAGTGGCGGCATTGCCAAGCGGCGTTGCTGCTGCCGCCTGGGCCAGCACCATTGCTGTCGTAGCAAGCTGTGTCGTGTTAGTGTCTACAGCGGCAGTCGGTGCTGTCGGCGTTCCTGTAAGCGCCGGAGAGCCCGCTCGAACAGGCGCACCTGTTCCTGTCGCCGTCGTCCATGCGGGCAAAGCCGATGCACCGCCGCCGACCAAAATTTCTGTCGTAGCGCCCGCCGCGAGCGTCTGGTGCGCGCCCGTGGCAGTCGTGCCCGCCGCGAGCAGTCCGTATGCGGTGGTGGAAGTGCTGCGCCCTGTGCCACCGTCAGCCACGGAAACGTCAGTGCCGCCCGATGTGTAGAAAGTTGGCTCACCCGTCACCAATGCGAGGAAGTTCGTCCAGGATGGTGTGGCTACAAACGTATCGAAGCCCGACGCGCGGGTGATCGCGCCCCAGCTTGTAAGCGTGGCAAGCAGCGGCTGATAGAGCGTGTCGAAATAGGTTTTCAGGAACGCCTTGATTTGCGTCCACGTCGCATAGACCGGCGTAAAGGAACTCGTGCTGTCGCCGCCATAGACCCGGTCGGCGTCGATCGGCGTGCCCTTGGCCGTGGTGTTGAGGACCGAGGCCTGCGCGGTCGAGAAATCGGATATTGTCGCGGCAAGCTGGGTGCCGGTATGGTTAGCGCGGGCGAACGCCGACGCATTGATGTTGGTTGGATCGTAGATGGCCGCGAGCATGTCGCCGGTGCCGGAACCGGACGGGCCCTGTGGAATGCCAAAGTCAAAGACAGCAGCGGCAGGCGTGCCGACATTGGCTACAGTCGCGGGCGAACCGGCTGCGAGCGTCGTGACCGTGCCTACCTCAACCGTCGCTGCATCGCCTGGAATAGCAGGCACCGCACGCAAGCGTAGTTTCTGCTCTTTGAGTTTGAGGCGCAGCTTTGATTGAGGCAGTACCTTGACGCGGATTTTCGGGGTTACTGCCACGAGAAATCTCCGTCCAATGCCAGCGAGCCACAGACCAGCGGAGTCGTGCCGCCGGTATTCGTGAGACGAGCGGCCCAGCGATAGGTCTGCCCGGCACAGAGTCCGGACATCACCGCCTCAGTCACCCGCCATTGAAACGAGCCGATTTCCGGGATGGTGATTGAATCGTCTTCCGTGGTGAGGGTGATGACGACACACCCGCTGCGGTCCTGGACCTGCAATTCGATCACGAGATCGGTATCGTCTGGGTCGATATCGTCCAGCGGCTCATTGGTGTCGGCATTGGTGACCTCGACCAGAACCGCCCAGTCCGCCCAATTGACGGCATCGCCTTTCCATTCGTACATGGCGCGGCCTCAGAGCTTGATGAAGTAGGGGACGACGTAGGACGGCTGCAAGTTGTTGTGCGCCGTGCCGGAGCCGTTGTTGACGGAAGCCGCCGTGATGCCGGTTGTCGCTTCAGAAGAAAGTCCAACCGTCGCAGCGGTCGCGACCCCCGCCATATTGTAGGAGCCGTCGCCGCCGAAGCCGCCAACGTCCGCGACCTGTTCAGTCGCATCAACCCCGGCTGAGCCGCTGACTACCGACGCCAGCGTAAAGTGCTTGTGTCCGGGATCGGTAATGTTGACGGTGTGGTTGTGCGCGGCCAGTTCCGCCGTGATAAGCGCATGGGTCTGCGCGCCACCGGCGAGGCCCAGCGTGTCGCTATCAACCCCCAGGATGGCATCGGTAATGCGTCCAGCCGCAGAGTTGCCGAACGAATCCGGCCCGACAGGAACGCGCCCCCGGAAGTCAGGGAGCGCGATTGCCTTGTTCGCTGCCCAGTCGCCCGCCGCAGTACCGCCACGGCCACCGCCCACGGATAGGCTGGTATCAGCCCAAAGCAGGAGAAACAGGGCCTCCGTGTCGGAATTTGCGCGCTCTGTGGCGCCGGAGGAAGCGGAGCCGATCGTTCGGCCGTTTGCCCTCACCCATCCTGTCGGAGCCGTAACGGACCAGCGCATCTTGATGTCGCCAGTCTGGAACAGGAACTCCAGAGCGGTGTCGGAGGTCGGCAGTTCCACCGGCGTCGTGGTCGGGACCGAGATGTTATCCACATCCCGGAGCGTGACGTCTGCGGAGGTCGTAATGCGCAGCCGGTGCGACGTTTCCTCGGTGATGAAAACCGCCGGAAACTCGCCGTTCGCATTTGCCACAACCGGATGATCGTGCGGGATTGAAAGCGCCGCGTCGGTATAGACGATCTGCGGCGTGGTCGTGCCGACATCGAAGAAATACGCCTTGGCCCCGGCATAGGGAGCGTTGGCCTCGTTATGCCAAGGCACAAGCGAATATGTCCAGAGAACTGCCATGGGCGCGCCTCAGTCTGGTTTTTCGGGGGAGGGAGTGCTATCTGACGGGGATGGACAAAAAGCCGGACGGGTTGACCGTCGTCAGCTACGTGATTGCCGCTGCGCTACTTCTGCCGATCGGATGGTGGCTGAAGGTGAATTGGGCTCCCGGTGCAGCCGAATGGCTCAGAAGTTGGTTTTACTGACCCGCGCCAACCGCTAGGCCGCGAGCAGGCGCACCAAGCACACGGCTGTAGATTTCCAGCGCCTGCATGTATTTCGGGCTCTCGCCGGCAAGTTGAACCGCACGCGCAAGCGCCTTCGGATTATCTGCCGTGAGCATTTGCGCGACGGCTTCCATAACCTTCGCGTCCACCCGCTGGCCGAGATAGCGAGCACCCCGCGCCGCTGCCGCGCCGGTAAGCGCGCCCTTCCAATCGCCGGTGAGATACGCGCCGCCGCCAGCACCTATGCCTAGCTCCACAAGCTGGCGCGCCGTGGTTGAATTGCCCATCGCGCCGCGCAAGCGATCGGCTAGATCTTCGACGCGAACGTAGGCTTCAACCACCCTCGCCTTTTTCGGGCCGAACACCATTTCCATTTGCTCGCGCGCAGCCTGCGACTTGAACACCTGGTCAATGACATTCGAGCGGTCGCGAACCGACTTGATCTTGTCGATCATCTCCGAAGCGAACCCGGTGGCGAAGCCAGCCTTTTCAGCCGGCGAGAACTTGTCATAGGCAGCGCGGGCCTCTGGGATGGCCCTGCGGTTGTTCAGGAACGCCTTGCCAGCCTCAATAGCGTCGTCAGCACCGAAGAACGAAGCCGCGCCCTGACGTGCCTTCTGGTACTCAGGGACGGCGCTGTCCATCATCTGCACCAACTGGCTCTTGATCGCCATGAGGTCGGCAGAGAGCGTCTTGTCGCCCGCGCGCTGAGCCTTGCCGACCATGCCGTCCAGATTGCGCTTGACCTGATCCCAGAATGGGAGGTTCGGCAACGCGCGGTTGCCCTGTTCGTCGGCCCGCAATGCGATCCTGCCGTCCGGTCCGAACGTGAATGGATTCTTGACCGGCGTGAAGCCTTCGACCGCCGCCCGGTTCGCGCCTCGCGTTGTCGCCATGCGCGCGGCCTGCTGCATCGCCGGAGCCTGCATCAACTGCTGGAAACCGTCATCCCACATCGCCTGTGCGTTGCGAGCGTTGAATGCCTTCTCGTAGGCCGGCTTATTGACCGCGCGCGCCGTGTCGCGGATGGCGGTCTGGTAGCCTATGTCGTCAACGGCTCCGCCAGTAAGCCTGCGGACGAAATCAACGGCACGGTCGCCCTGCCCCGCAAAGCGGTCGCTGGCCGTCCGCTCAATGACCCCGCGCGCTTCCGGCGACTGATTGGAAACGGACCGGGCAAGCGCCCTGGTCGTCTCTCCGCCTCGATCTGCATTGATAAGCGGAACGTTGGTCGCGCGCGCTACGGCTTCATCGACCTGATTGACCGTCTGCCCGGCCTGCTGGTCGCGCGCCATCGCCATGCCGACGCGGCGCTGAGCCTCTTGTGGCGCATCGCGCATGGCATTGATCGTCGGGGCGACCTTGCTGCCGACAGCGCCTATGCCGGCGCGAATGCCAGCGCCGACGACAGGGATTGCACCGCCGATGGTGGCGCCGATTCCGCCCTGCACAGTTGCGTCGGCGAGGTCGCCACCGCGCGCCAAAGCGTCTGCTGCCGAAATGCCGCCGCTTGACACCGCCGAATTGAGAACGCGACCGCCCAACTTCGCGCCTGTGACGCCTAGCGCCTGCGCGCCTGTGGCTGTAGCGCCAGCACCGCCGAATGCTGCGAGGTTTCCGGCCACAGCCCCGGACACCGCCGAGGCGGGATAGTCCTGCGTCCGCTCCTCGCGCCGCTTCCACATTTCCTCGCGCATCTGCGACGGGTCTTGGCCCGACAGCCTGCCGATGACCTCAGTGCCGAGATAGTCCGCACCGGTCTGGATTGCGGGGCCGACAACAGGCAAATCGCCGATGGCGTGTTCTAGCCATGTCGTGCCTGCGCCCGATACGGTCTTCTCGCGCGCTGGAGCTGGCTCAGCCTGAATAGGCGCTTTGTCGCCGCTCACTGCATCCGGGAACTTGGACGCAATGATCTGCTTGATCTGCTCGCGCGGCATCTCGTCCGGGAAATTGGCCCGACGTCCGTCCGGGAGCGCTACGATTGGCATGGGCTAACCCTCAGAGGTCTTTCCAGTCGATCACTTCGCCGCTGCCGCCATCCTGCCCAGAAGCGGTCGGCGTGCTGGCGTTGACATTCTTCTGAATGCCTTCGAACAGTCGGCGCAATTCATTGACGCTGTTCGATGCGCGATCACCCGCATCGCCCGTAATGCCGCTCCAGATTTGGCCGGGGAGGTTTGTCAGACCGCCTTCTTTCGTCACATCCACAACAGGATCATAGATCATCTTTTCCATGAGCGAGAGGTCAGGTCCATTGAGGACGCCGAGGTTGAAGAGTTCCTTCGCCTGCAGCATGATGGCTTGCCGAACGGTGTTGAGGTTGTCCTTCTCCTTCCCGGGGACCACGGAAATGCCGCCGTCCTTCACCAATTCCTCGTAGCGCGTTAGAAGGCCGCCAAGGGTGCCGATGCTTTCCTTGGATTTCGACACTCTGTTCAATTGTTCTGCCGTTGCCTTGGGTCCGGTCAGGGTGTTGCCGCCGGTTCCCTGCTGCTGGGGCTGCCCGCCCTGTGCGAGCGGCTGTGCTGGGCCGCCTCCTGCTGGACGTCCGACCAATTGACCACCGCTAAAGAATATCTGCGAGCCGTCAGTCGGGTTTGTTACGACCTTGCCGGTCGCGAGGTCCTGCGCTTCCTGCGGCGTCAACTGGCCACTGTCCATCATGCCATTGAGAGCCTGCGCTTCAACAGAAGTGCCGTTAAACCTGAATCCCTGCTGGCCGGCTCCGCGTTCCGGCTGGCGCGTCTCGCCAGATGCGCTGTTAAATAGCACGCCGTCCTCGCCACGCTTCCACTCGCCGCGTTGAAGGCCCTGCACCTCAAGCTGGAGCTTCTGAAGCTTCAACGCCGCTTCCGGGTCGCCCTGCTGGGCTGCCTGTGCGCTTCTCGCCAGTTCGATCGCCAGCGGGCGTGTCTCACGCGACTTGAATAGCGCGGCCATGACCTCGCGGGGAGGAAGCATAGAGCCGCCCCGTGCCATTTGCGGGGCCTGTGGGGCACCACCGTTCATTTGAGCGTCAACAGCGACACCCAATTGCGAACTGCGTGCCTGAGCGGCCTGCACGGCCTCGTCTATCGAACCGAAGGCGGGGAAGCGCTGACCGCTCTGCATCGCCGCCGCGACAGCTTGCCCTTCTCGCAGGCGCTGCCCGTTCCAAATCGACGGGATGTTGGTAGGCTTACCGCCGTTCAGTTGCGGGTCGGTAACCGTGATGCTCTCTTCCGTCGAGACTGAGCCGTCGCTGTTCTGGAGCATGGGGCGACCGTTTGCGCCCAGCGTGCCGACTGAACGTCGGTTCTGACCATCCCCGATAATGCCATCGCGTTCGCCAATCCCGGCCTTGGCCGCGCCGTACCACGGACCCCAGCCGCCCTCCTTGGCCTTGTCGAGCGCGAAATCGATGCCCTTCTGCCATGCGCCGGGGTCGGACGGATGCAAGCCGGTAGCCTGCTGAAATTCGTTGCCGAGCCCACCGCCCATGTAGAGCTGGAACGGGCCATAGGATTGCTCGCGCTGACCATCCTTGACGACTTCGCTCTGCCGGGTCGGGTCGGATACCCCGCCTTCGGACATGGCTACTTTCAGTGCGATTTCCGGGTCGATGCCGCGCTTCTGGGCAGCGTGACGGATGTATGCGGCGATAGCGCCTTGCTGCGGCCCGCCAGATGCCGCATGGGCCGATGCGACACGCTGGGAAGCCGGGTCCTGAACGTCAGGCAGCGGCGCGCGCTGGACGCCCTGCGACTGGTCAAGCGCCGCGAGGCTCATCGGCTGCTGGCCCTGCTGTCCGCCCTGCGGGTACAGGCCGCCCAGATACTGGTCGAACGCCTTGCGGCCCCTGCGGTCTTCGAGACCGGCGCCGAGAGCGTCGAGCCCGCCCAGGAGGCCGCTGATATCGGCAGCCTGCGGCGAGCCAGGATAGCGGATTGCAATTGCCATGCTGTCGCTCCTACAGGTAGCCGCCGAGCAGTTTCAGACCGCCGCCCAGAATAGAACCGAAATTCGAGACGCCCGGATTGCGCGCCGTCGCCAGATCGTTGTTCGCGCCCATGCGGCCATTCAGCACCTCAGACCCGACATTCAGCCGGCGGTCGAGCGTGCCAAGCGAGAGGTCAGCTTGTCCGCCGAGCGCGCCTGCCTGCCCGCCGAGCGCGCCGACATAGTTCTGGTTCTGCTGCTGGTCGAAGCCCTGAAGCCTGTCGAGCCAGCCGCCCCATTCCTGATTGGCGAGGCCCTGCGAATAGTTCAGCGTGTCGATATTGGTGTTGCCGCTGTTCAACTGGCCGCGAGAGGCTGCCCGACGGTCCAGAGCGTCAAGGCCCTGGTTCATCTGGAACTCGTAGCCCGGCCCCGTCTGGAACCTGCCCAGAGCCGCCGTAGAGCCGTCCTGACCGTTCAGGCCGAGCGCGTCCTTGTAGAAATCAAGGTTGCCCAGCGAGCGGTCGGCGAGCCCGGAATAAATATCCCCGGCCTGCCCGAGATAGTCTTGGGCTTGACCCGAGCCTGCATCAATCTGTTGATTGGCCTTGGTTTCAAAGCCGTTCAGCAAGCCCATATTGGCGCGTGCTGCAGTCTTGCCAGCACCGCCGAACAGATCGCTCAGGAAGCCCATGGTGTACCTCTATCGGAAAGCCAGAACCGCGAGCGCAATCGCGGTGGTTGCAAAGGAGCCGGTGCCTATCGTGATCGCGCGGGCTGTCTCGTCTGCAGTGACATCGAGGTGACCGCCGACAATGCGCCCGTCGGTAGACCAAGGGCCTGAGACGGAATAATCCGAGGTGACCCCTGAAATCGTCCATGTGCCCACACCGAACCCGGAGCAGGCCGCCAGAGCCACGCCGCCGAACACCACGTTGATGTTGCCGACCAGCGACGTGATGTTGCCGGCGTTGCTGTCCTCGTCATTGTGGCCCGGCGTGGTCGAGATCAGCCCGACGACCCGGAATGAACGGAAGTAGACAATCGCCGAGTAATCCAGCGTGATCGCGACCGTTGCTGTCGTGCCCGTAGGGACCAGAGCCCATACCCAGAGAACCGAATAGCGGCCCGTCGACCGTGAAGCGCTGGCGGCCGTACTCCAGGAAGCGCTCACCCCGCCAATCGTCGCCGCCGTGACCGCCGGCACCGGGTTGCCGTTGGCCGACAGCATGTGGATGGCGACCGCGACAAGCCGTGTGCTTTCCTCAGCCGACGGCACCGCGCCGATGTCGATGCTGAGAGAATGGCTTGTCGAGTTCGTGGTCCCGTTGTCCACGTCGTCAACATAGCTCGCGGCGGAAATCGTGCCGTCGATGAAGATGATCTGCGTCACGGAATCGCCGTCAGGGTCCGCGTCGTCTTGACCGTCAGCGTCATGTCCACGCAGGACGAAACAGACGAAACCGTAAGCACCAGGTCGGCGCCGACGCCCCATGTGTTCGACGTGGTGTGAAGCTGGCTCTGCTCCGAACTCGAAACGCTGTTAGCCGTCCCGCCAAGCGCCGTCGTGTCGACTTTGACCGTTGCCGTGCATGTCCCCGAGACAGACCGGGTGACGACCTCCGTTATGGTCCGCCCAACCGCTGCCTTGATGACAAGCCGGTAATCCTTGGCCGACGGATAGGCGATGACGACGGAAAACTCCTCGATCAGTTCATATTCCGGGTCGGCCGGCGGCGGCGCGTCGATGATCGCGATGATGTTCGGGATCAGGTTCGAGATATCCCAGAACCAGCGATACCACTCCTGCTGCGGCCTTCCTTCCGGGGTGGCAAACCGTGTCGTGGCTTCCGGTATCGGATCGGGCTGTCTGGTGGTCACGGACGGCTCTCGCCGAACATCGACCCGCCCATCATCGCGGCTTCAATCGGATCGGAAATCCTGAGCTTCCACTGACGGCCTTCGCGCTTCGTCAGGCCAGTGCGCCAGACATCGATCCGCTGGTATTCGCCCTGCGTGCCCAGATCCCTGAGCAATTCGGTGCCCCAGGTGCGCCCGCCGTCATTCGACCACGAGATCGACACCCTCGGATTGCTCTCGATCGGGTCAATGCCGCGGTCCAGGCCAACTCCGGTGATGAAGTCGAATGACGCCCTGGTGATCGCGGTCCGCTGAGGAAAGCCGTGCTGCTGGATCGACTGGACTTCCCAGACAAGCGGCTCAGTGTTCTCCCGGAAATTCCGGTCATTGATGCGATAGACCGACGTCGTGGTGGCATCGAGCGCCAGCCATTCGTCAAAGGCGTTGATGGTGAAGCCGACGCGCCAGTTGTCCTGTCCGTAGGACACCCGCTCATGCCAGAAATTGCCCGGCGCCGAAAGGTCGAGAAACCATGTCCAGTCTGCGCTGGAGATCGAAACGAAGTGGTGCCCGGCCGCGATGAAAGAGTTCATCTTGACGGTGGAGCGATCGGTCACCGCGACGAGCAAGCGCTCGAGTTGCGGCGTGGAGACGCGCTCCAGGCCATAGCCGACCATTTTGTAGACGACGCAGTCATTCCCGACGAACGCAAGCGGGCCGGGAAAGCCGGGCTCGTACCCCGTCACCGCATTGATGCCATAGAGCCCGATCGGCAGCACCGTGACGCGCGAATAGGGGAAAGGAGATGTCCCGGCATTTGACCAGACTTCGGTCGAGTAAGCGCCCATAAACAGCATGTCGCGGCGGAAGGGCACGCACCGGATCATGCCGTCCGGCTGGCTCTCCGCAGTGACGAAGGAATTGGAATTCACCTCATCGTCATTGAGGTCTGAGGCCGTGACCCGACCAGACGCGGCCGGCCAGAAGAAATAGCCGTCCTGATAGGTGATCATCAGCGACGAAGGCAGATCGGCATCGGAGAACGAGGAAACCGTCGTGCCGACGATCTGGAAAGGCCCGTCCGATGTCTGGATCAGTATCTGCTTGGCCGCGCGCATGTTGTGCGCCATGGTGACAGGACCGGTCCCGCCGAGCGTGCCGCTCAAGGCTTGAACCGTGTACGTGCTGCCCGACTTGGTGACGGAGTCGACCTTGTCGCCGCGAGCGAGATAGAGAATTGTGTCAACCAGCAGCGCGCCACGGAAAGCACCGGACCCGGCTGCAGCGAAAGCGTAGTCGAGCCCCGGCGAGCGCCGCCAGATGTATTTCGACCGCGAGCCTTCCGGGGCCACCTCGGCATAGGCGTTGATGAGCCTGCCGCCGTTCTCGCCCGGGTTGACCGACGGTTGCGTGGAGACGGGAAATTGTATCTCCATTTCAGTAGTAATCGACCTTGAGCGGCTGACCGGAAAGCTTCTCGGCGCCGATTTCCCTCAGCCGGTTCTCGGCACGAATGCGCTTCCCGTCATCGCCATCCACACCAAAATCCTCGGCGCACACCTGAGCCAGGATCGTCGCCAGATGCTCAAAGCATTCGTCTTCGATCTGGTCCGGGTCGCCATAGGCATAGATCGAACGAGCCGCGAGTTCCGACAGGGTGGGCTCCACCATGTCGTCCACCACCTGATTGTCCTCAGCCGACGGCGTCTGCCCTGCGGCAGCCACCTTCAGCTTGGACAAGGCGCGGTAGACGAGGCTCTCGCGGCTCTGGGTCATGTCAGGCGTCCACGTCCTTGAGCGGGGCGTTCTTCGCCGCCTTGGCTGCGCGCGCCTTGGCGAGGTTGTCCGCCTTGGAAGACTTCTCAACAGCCGGCGCGTCATCATCCGAAACGTCGAAGAACTTGTTGCCCTTCGCCTTGCGGATCATGAACTCGTTCGAGATTTCGACGGGCACGCCTTCAGGGAAGGTGACGCCCATCCACTCGCACGAGTCAGGCTCGCCGGGACCGCCGAGCCATGTTGCTTTGACCGTCATTGTCGGCAGCCCTTACGGATTGACCGGCAGGACGTACTGGACGACGATGTAGGCCTCGCCAGCCGCTGCGTCGTTGTTGGCGCCGTTGTAGCGCCAGGTGACGAAGCAGTCCTTGGTCTGGCGAATGTTCGTCACAGCGGCGAGTTCATCGAACGCGATGAAGCCAACAGCCGAGAGAAGGATGAGGGTCGCATAAGCGTCCGGGTCATCCGTGGTCGAGCCGTCGCGAAAGCCAACGTCCAGCGTGTCGGTGCCGGTGTCAGCAAACGCCGTGACGACGTGAACACCACCGCCGATGACCGATGCCTTGGCCGGCAGCTTGCCGGAGACAAAGTCAACGATGGTGTTTTCCTTGAGGTAGGTGATGCGCTCCACAAGAGTGTGGACGACGCCCTGATAGCCCATGTCGCGGGCCGTGATGCCAGTCTGAAGTCCGGCCATGTGACCGTTCCTTTCAAAGATTGAGGGAAATGGAAAAGAGGCGGGGGCCGAAGCCCCCGCCTATGCCGATCACACGTCGAGCGGAGCCGCGACGAAACCGGTGACGACGCCCCACTGCTTGAGGTTCGAGCCGTCGTAGGGATGCTTCTTGAACATCTTCGACACGCCGTAGCACATCTCGGTGCCAACGCCCTTGATGAAGCCGTAGTCGTCTTCCTTGCGGAAGGTGGGCTTCGCCATCTGGCCCCAGCCGAGAGTCAACGCCTGCTGGCCGCAGAGGAACCACGGCTCGACACGGCCGGAAGAACCGCCGGCAGTCGTGAGAGTGGTCCAGACGTTGGTCACGAAGGCCGAGATTTCCGGCACCTGGCGGATGATGACGCCGTCATGGATCAGATCGCCGTCCTGGAACAGCGGGTTCTTGTCCATGCCGTTGCCCTCACGAGAACGGGCATCGCGGTTGTTCGAGATGATCGTCGCATCGTTGCGCAGGTCGCGGAACGAGTTCGTGCCGGCGAAGGCGACGAAATACTCGTAGCCGTCCTTCGTCTTGTAGGGCTTGATCGCCGGGTTGGCGTTCATCGCGATACGCTTTGCCAGCGAGACTGCCGAGGCCGAAAGCGTTTCGGTCGTGGCAATGTTGCTGAGCGCAGTCGCGTGGGTGGCGCTGTAGTTGTTGTTCGCGGTCCCGAACAGAACGCGATCGGAGTTCGCCGCGTTGAAGGTGTTGCGCTGGGCAGCGGTGGCGTCCTGATAGAGGAGGCCATTGACGGTCTGGCCGTCGTCGGAGCCCAGGCCGGCCGGAGCCGACTCGGACGGGAGAGCCATGAGAGCGGCGATCAGATCGTCGCGCTGGCGTTCCTTGCCCCAATCCGACAGGAGCGGCTTGGCCTCGCCGAAGATATCGGCGCTGTCCTTCTGGTCCTCGGACTTCTTGGTTGTGACCGCATGACGCGCCCAATCGACCCAGAGCCGCATTCCGTAGTTGTCGATCTTCTCCTCGTTGCCGACGAGAGTACCGGAGCCCTTGCCGCCACCGCGAAGCTTGGTGACGAGCGGGATGTTCATCTGCTCGCCGCCGTTCTTCAGCTCCTGACGGATGCGGATGATGGCATTGAGGTCCTGCGACATGTACGGCGAGAACAGGTTCTCACGAACGAACTCGCGGTTGATATCGCGGGTATACTGGACAAGCTTGTTGTTGTCCTGGATGACGGTGGTCGCCATGGTCTTTAACCTTTCAGCGGATCACCCTGTCGGGTGCTACCGCAAAGCGTTTGCGAAGATCCCCGCATCGCTCATGTCGGCCTCAGCAGCGGCGTTACCGCCGGATGGAAGGCGCGTCAGAGACGGCGGGAGCTTGGTGACGGGGTTCGACCGGTTGACGGTGCTGGCAGCAGTGGCCTGGATGCGATCAAGGAACTTGCCCTGGTGGACAGGATCGGCGAGACGCTTCTCGATTTCGGCCTCAAGCCATGCGTTCGGGTCGTCGCCGACCGTGCGCAATGTCTCCTGGCGTCGATGCCACTGGACGATGTCCTCGTAGGGGTCGTCCGAAGCCTTGATGCGCTGATATTCTGCGCGGGCGGAGGGGTCGCCGGCTTGCATAGCCTGCCCGAGAGCCGAATAGGCTGACTCGACAGTCTCCTTGCCGTATTCCTTGACCGCCATGCGCATGGAAAAGCGCTCGGCCTGCTTCTGCAACTGTTCGACAATGGGAGCGCGGACATATTCATCGTAGCCGGGGTCCCATGGCTCCAGAGGAGGAGTTTCGGGCTTGGGCTGCGGAGGCGTTGCAGGTCGCTGCGAAAGAACCTGGATTTGACCGCGCAACTCCGCCATTTCACGGCGAAGCGTCTCGGCTTCCTGCTCCTTCTCACGTGCCTTCTGCCTTGAAGCCGCCAGTGCCGCAGGCGGTATGTTGCCTTCGGTGTGTTCGGCCTCGACTGTCTCAGCCTGTGCCGTGACGACTTCCGGCTGCGCTTCCACCTTTGGGGCGAAGCGCCCATGATCGTCGCGGGCTACTGAGGAAGTCTGTTCTGTCGTCTGCTCCGTTGTTTCCTGCGACCCGTTGTCCGCAAGAATGTCGTCCAGTTCCGTACCGGTCATAGAAAGTCTCTCCGATGTCGTTGGGAGTTCACGAATCGCCCGGTTAAGCCCGGCGGCGGCATCGCCCTTTGAGGATGGCGGCTCCTGTCGCGGTAACGTCGCGGCTCACGTTGCGCCCGTTAGAACCCCGGCGGCGGGTTACTGGATCAGGTTCGTGTTGATGGCCGCGACAGCCAGCGCCATGCCGGTCGCCGTGTAATGCGTGCCATCGGTCGTCAGCGCGGGGTTGCTCGGGAGGAAGTATCCGGGCCGGGCCGGGTCCTCCAGCGCCGCCGCGACATCATGAACAGCCGCAATGCCAAGTGGCCTTGTCCGCAGCCATGCGTTGTAAGAGTTGGCGACCGCGCTCAGGCCCGAATTGATGGCGCTGCCGCCGTCGAGATAGGCGTTTGTCGTCGCCGTCACCTTCGGGCTGGAGGTCATCACATGGACCTGAACGCCGTAGGCTTGAAAGGCCGTGACGAGCGTAGCCAGGTCAGCCTGCATCTGCGCCAGCGATCGGCTGTTGCTCCAGTCGTTCTCCGATATGCCGATCAGGACGCTTGTGACGTAAGGCGCGGTGAGCGCCAGCGTGGTTGCAAAGCCCGCAGCCTGCCATTGCAGCCTGGACGATGCCCGAGAGGCGTTGACCGTCGCAATTCCAGCCGCGGCAAGCGCGCGTTCGCCGCGCCCCGCATATCCATTGGTGTCGCCGTAGTTTGTCGCCCCGTCGACACCCGCCACAGACCCGAGGCTGTTATCCAGCAGCAGGCACGAGCGGCGCCGAATCCCGTCCGTAGGCACCCCGACGATAGCGCATGGCCCGAACGCATAGGCTGCAGCGTTGCCGCCGAATGTCCCTGTGACGTCGACCTGATCGGTGCCCGCGCCCGTCCCGAATGTGTTCTCGCTCTCCCCGAGCGAATTGACCGAGCCGTGTGCGATGCGATTGACCGGCCACTGCCACGGCGATTGAAGGGTCGAGACATACTGCCTGATATACGGTTTGCTGCCGCCAGGCACGACGATCGTCTGCTTGTCCGTCCTTAGCCGACCGCCAGAAAGCATCCATGCCGTGCGAGCGCCCTGAAATGGCAGCGGCGTGACCGATCCGGCGCCTTCCGGCTCCCATCCGGCCTTGACCGCAACTGGATTCGGGCCGGGCAGTTCGCCCGACGTGTTGAAGGGGATGTAACCGTTCCAATACTCAACGAAATGAACCGTGAAGTCATAGGCTGGCATGTCGATGCGCAGCCGCGACGTGCCGCCCCGGTGCGACGTGTCGCCCATGAGTCCATCGCCATCGCCGCCACCGTTCGGGCCGTACTTGGTCCCGCCGGCCGACAGATATGGCGCGATGCCTAATCTCATAGCGCGGCGAAGCCCTGGGCGTTGAAATAGACCGCGCCCGCGCCGGAGGCTGTCAGGGTGACGACCTCAAGCAAGGTGTTCGCCGTGCCGCGCAATGGCGTTTCAAACACAAAGTCGCGCCCGCCGGTCAAACCGCCGGTGCCGATCTTGGTGCGCCAGATGACCGTTCCCGCCGCGCCGTCGCGGATTGCCAACTCCGTCGCGTTGGTCAGCGCCTCAGCCATGATCTGAACGCCGGTGATGTAGTTCCGCAGACCGGTGCCGGCTGCCGCCTTGATTGTGACGGCAGTGGTGCTGTTGAGGATGCCGGATGCTGCAGCCGCATAGGTCCAGTCGGCCGCCGTGACGCCGCTGATGGCGTTGGCGTCCTCGGTCGACAACACAACAGGAGTGCTTGATGCCGCTGCGGCCCTGCCGTTGGCATTGAACACCGCCGCAGCCCCGGACGAGCCGACCGGAACAACGACAGCGGCGGTCTTGCGGGTGTTCTCGTCCTCGTTATAGAGGACCGTATCGCTCTTGGTCACAATGGTCATCGCGCTTCTCCTTGTGGCCGGTTGGCGGCAGTGCGTGCGGCCTCAAGCCCGATCTGTGCTTTCGTGATGTCCATGCCCTTCAATCGAAGGTCCATGACGCCCTTGGTTTCCTGGAACTGACGGTCCTGCTGCTTGCCGGCCAAATCCATCATCTTGGCCTGCTGCTCGACCTGGCCTGTGCTGCCGATCTGCCGCGTCTCGACCACGATCTTGTTCGTCTCGGCAACGGTCTTGGCGGTGTCGGCCTGTGCCGCCTGCATTTCGACCTGCATGGCTGGCGCCTGCGTCTGCATGGCCATCTGCTTGGCCTGCTGGATCATGCCGGTGACCTTTTTCTTCTGAGAGCCAGCAAGGGGCGACAGTTCGATCAGGACTTCAGGCGGAACCTGCTGGCCCTTCTGCGCCATGATCGACAGCGTGTCATAGGCGTCGGCCTGCATGTTGATGGTGTCGGGACCCTCATCGATGATGATGTCGACGTCGAGCGAGCCCAGGGCATTTGAGAGCGTCGGCTGACCGTCCGGACCGACCTGCAACTGGTTCACGGCAAAGAACTGCGCGACCTGCTCGTCATCCGTCACGCGAATCCACCGCTCTGCCGTCCAGTGCCGCTGCACTGCATTCCAGATCGCGCGGTAGACCCTGAGCTTCCATCCCTTGAAGGCCAACAGATACGGGCCAAGCTCGGCAATGCCTGCCTGCTGCTGCAACTGGATGGCGCGGCCCGACATGTCCTGCACGCCCGAGCCGATCAGAGCCGGGTTGAAGCCGTAGTTCTCGATTTCGCCCTTGGCGTCCTCAAGGAACTTGATCTGGCCGGTGAGTTCCTGACCCTTGCCGTTGTCATCGAACGTCGGCGGGGTCGTGTTCGGGTTGTAGAGGATCACGCCGTCTGGACGGGCGGCCTCGCGCCGAAGCGATTCCACATCCTCGTAAGCGCCCTTCTCGATGATGATGCGGCGCGAATTGAGGATATGCAGGCCCTTGGACCGGCGCTGGTTGATCTCGTCCTGGCTCGATCGCATGTTGCGCACGAAGCCGTACCGGTCGCCGTCATGGTCGACGTTGGCCGAATACATGATGTATTTGCAGGCCGACTTGCCCTTTTCGTCGGTCAGGAAGCTCTCGCCCTCGGCAAGCATCAGGGAGCCGGTATAGAGGCACCAATGCCACTGGCCGCCCTTCTTGTACCAGTGGTCAACGATCCTGATCTTCTTGCCGTCGTCGGACGAGGAGAACCATTTCTGCTCATGGTCCGGGTTGGTCGTCAGTTCGCTGCCGGACTCAATCGAAGCCCTGATTTCCGCCTCTTTGTCGGGAGCAAGTTCAATTGCAGCGTCGATGTCGGCCCACTTGGCTACACCCATGTAGCGAGCGTCGGAAAAGTCCATCTGCAGCGAGCGCGGGTCATAGAAGAACGAGGACGGATCGACCAGTTCAAAGCCGACCTCGATATCGCCCTTATCGCCCTGCTCCAGAATGAGTTCGATACCGCCCAGACCGTCAACAGCACCATTCAGCCCAGCAAGCGGGCTCTTGGCCGGCCATTCCTGTTCGTCGCACACATAGCGCAGGACAGCCGTGGCAATCTCGGCACCTTCCTCATGCTTGGGAGTGCGGGGGAAGCCCTTCGGGTCCGTGCGCTGCTTTTCCAGAAGCCCGACAACGGCGTTGATCTTGCGGCCGATGCGATTGTAGGTGACGACAGGCTGCTTGCGCGCGTTGAACGCCTTCACCTGCTTATCGGTCCACTGTGCGCCGTGGTAATAGCGCCGCGACTCCTGCTGTTCCTTGATCTCGTCGTTCTTCAGATCGAGATAGCCGGTGTATTGCTTCTTGAGCTGAGCGTGCGTGAGCCCGCCCGACGGCTCGGACGTGGTGACGCCCTGGGCCGCGCTGTTCCCCTGAGAATATCCGGTCTGGTTCATCAATATGACTGCCAATCCCCAGGGGAAACGGTTTCATGTGAAACTCGGTAGTCGTCCGGCTTCTTGTTCACCTGCGACGCCGGCAGCTTGTCGCCGCTCAGCATCCGGTCCAGCAATTGCCCCACGAGGCCAAGAGCATCGACCTGGTCGTCATGCTTGCCGGCGGGGAACGATAGAATCTCAGACCGCAGATCAGGCCACCACGGCGCATCTTGCTGGTAATAGATGCTGTTCGCCGCCGCTCTGCCCCGTATGGACTGAGCCCTGACAGCCTTGTCGCCGCGAGTTGGGAACTGGTCCCTTGCGACCCATGCCTTGCGCTGGCGCTGCGTCTTGTCGAGAAACGGGCCGACGCCTGCCCTGATTTGCCCCTGCTCCTCAGCCCAGCCCATTGGCTTATGGGCGAGAACCAGATCGCAGAACGCCTCAACCCACTTGTCGGACGTGGCCTGCTTGCGCCACAGATCGAGGATGTAAATCCTGTCTTCCGGGTCGACACCGACCACGAGATGCACGGTGTAATCACCACCGTCTGCCGTCACCGCATAATCAGAGCCGCCGTAAACCCTCAGTGTCTTGGGATCGGGCAGTTTGTTGACCGGCTTGAACCATTCGGTCTTGAAGTAATCGCCTTCGTCTGGCGTTGGCCGCTGCTGATAGAGTGCTGACCAGTCACGCGGGCCAATCGCGCGCTTGATCTGCTCCAGCGCCTGGATATCGTACTGCTCGGGCCACAGCGCCTTGCCGTCGTCGCTGATTGCCGGCAGGTCGAGAACTTCCCAACCCTCGTGCTTATGCTCGTTCAGCAGCCAGCCGGACAGGTCGTCCTCGTGCCACCGCGTCTGAATGATGACGATGCGCCCGCCGGGCATAAGCCGGGTGTAGGCGGTGGACGTGTACCAGTCCTTGGTCTTCTTGCGGGTCAGTTCCGAATCCGCTTCCTCGCGGTTCTTGACCGGATCGTCTATGAGCAGGAGGTGGGCGCCGCGACCTGTCAGAGGTCCACCAACACCAACGGCATAGAATGCGCCGTTCTGCTTCAGGCCGTGTTCGTAGCCGCCCTGCCAGTCCTGTATGTGGAAGCGCTTGGCTGCTCGGCTATCTCCCGCAAGCGTCACGCCGGGGAAGATCGCCGAATAGGTGCGATCCTCGATCTGGTTCTTGACCTTGCGGCCGAAGTCGTCGGCCAGTTCCTGCGCATAGGCAGCAGAAACGACGTAGTGGTCAGGATTGCGACCGAGATACCACGCCGGGAAGAACTCGGACGCCAGCATAGATTTGCCGTGCCTGGGCGGCATGGTGATCATGAGGCGGGTGATCTCGCCCCGCTCTACGGCCTCAAGCTTCCTTGCAATCAGCCGGTGGTGTGGGGCGTCTCGATAGCCCGGCCACTGATAGGCCGCATATGAGATAAGCCGGGAGAACGCATAGTCCTCAGCCGTCGGCGCGGGTAGCGGCTGCAACTGCTGCGTCTCGCTGTTCCTTGGTCTGGGTCGTCACGTCCAGTCCGCCCGAATGCTCGATGTTAGCCAGCTTGGGGTGGACATATGGAGCGGCCTTCTCTGCGGCCCAGCAACGGTTCTCCATCGTCTCACCTTCGTTGCGCAGTACACCCAGCATGAAGTCGAGCGGGGTTAGACCGGACGCCTTGATCTCTGCTTCGCGGGCCGCCGTCGCTTTGTTGGGCGTGCCCGGTTTGCGACCAGCGCCCTCGCGCTTACCGCCTAGGGCCATGGATGATAACTCGCTGATTGTTTTTCAAGTTGAATGGGCTTGCCCGCCCTCTGCTCTAGTCGCGTGATAATGGCCGGAGCCTTGTGCGTGGGTATGGAGCGGGTGCGGGCAATTGGTGTCAGGCTGCCTGGGCAACACTGCGCCTTAGTCTGCCTTCGAGGCCGCGATAGTGAGGGCGCGGGGCCTGTTTGATTTCCTGCTTGCCTTCGGACTTGTGCTTGGCGGCGTCCTTGGCGTTCTGTGATGCATCGCCCCAATAGAGATGCTTGGGATTGACGCAACCGAGATGGCCGTTGCCACAGGAATGATGCGCAAACGGGCACGGCTGCCAGTGGCCATGTTCACCTTCAGGTTTTTGGGTAATACTTCTCAACCGCTCCGAATTAATCGGAGGGTGCCCCGCGCCCGTGTTTCCAATCCCATCAGGGATGGTTTTCCACCCTCTTGCGAGGGGTCCGACGCTAGACGGGCAATCCGTCTATGTACCTGTGATCCGCCCGTGTGTTCCCCAAAGGTGGGTCCGCGCTTCTGAGCAAATCACCTATGACGATATATAGCCGAACGGTTAAACATCGTCAAGCGGCGGGTGTGAGTTGGTTGGCGGTGAACTCGGCCCGCACCAACTGACCAAACATATTCACCAGGGCCACGACAGAGCCCGTCGATGTGACCTCGTCCACGATAGCCTTGATATCAACCAAGGGATGCTTGGCGTCCGATATCGTGACAGCCTTGCCCTTGGCGAACTGCTTCTTGATGTTGTCGCGGCGGGTGCGTTCTTCCTCGCCACGATGAATCCGGGCGGCGCGGGTCTGGTCGAACCGCATGTCGGTTTCCGCGACCTGCATATCCACAACGGCTTGGGAGGGAATGGGTATCGGCTCTCCTGCTACCGTGAGAAAGTCGTAAACGCCGTCACATCCCCTGACCATGCCGAAGTGCTTGGCGAATGAGGCAAACCCGACGAACAGATAACCGGTCATCAATGGCTTTTCGATGATGGAATATGTGTTGGTCCTGCGGTGCTTGCGTTCGAACTTCATGATGGGGAGATACACGTCGAACCCGGCACGCCTGATATTGTAGGCAGCGCGGTCTTCCTGCCGGACTTTACTGCGAACCACAAACCATGTGCGCTCCGGGTTTACGAGTGTTGTCATCTAGCGTCCCGTAATGTCCGGCCACGCATCTTCTCGGCATACGCGGTTTGAAACCCAATCTCGCGAAGCTCTGGCGAATTGTGGACCAGCCCGGCTATGGCGCTTCGCGTGACGTTGAACGCCTTGGCGATCTGCCCTGTAGACAAGCCAGCCGCCATCATGCGGGCAACTTCTGCCTTGCGTTCTGGCGTCCATCTCGACGCTGGCTTGGGAGCCTCAGAACGGCGCTTCTCCCATACCTGGCGCACAAAAGCCGGGTTGAGTCCGCGATACCTACGGGCTTCCACTTCCTCGCGATCAACAATGCCCGCCGGTGGCAGGTCTTCTTCCCAATTTGCTCTCACTCTGATACTCCGTATGGATTGGGCAGCCCTAGAAGCTTGCTGCGCTCGATGGTGATGTATTGGAGCGCCTTGGCTTCCGTGATTTCCATGAACTTGGCGATTTTGAGCGTGTCCCAGCCGAGTTCGAATCGCTCATAGGCAATGGCGCTCTTTGACCTGGCTACGAATGCCCCGCCGATCTGCTTTTCCCATGGGTCCTTGCCTGCGTATGGGATCACGATTGCGCCTCCCGCCGTTCCCACTCCTGTAGGAACTTGCTCTTGGGCTGGGGCTTGATCGGCACGACGTTGGTCTTTGCCTCTCTCTCTGCCATGTCAGCTTGGTGTTTGCGTTCCCGCTCGCAGCCGTCCTCATAGTCGCGGGTGGCAAGCCATGACGAAGCGTGCTTGCGCATGATTTCACCCTGCCAGTTCGGCTTTTGATTGCCGCCATTGCGGATGAACCAGCGCGCGCCGTCCACCAAATCTTGCGGATTGGCCCCGTATATCTCGACCTGCCGGAAAAACTCATCCCTTGCAGAGCCGCGTCCATCATTGATGTTCTTGTGCGGAAACCAGCAATCCCAGAAGGCTTTGAACTCTGGGGTTTCCTCGGCCATTGTCGTGCGTCGTGCGGCGGTTCTCACAGCATGGCCTCTTGGATAGGCTCAGGAACGCGAGCGGTTTCGATGAACATGTCGGGCGCGGAATGGGCGTCTCGCAGCCGTTTGACTGCTATCTCGAAATACTCTTCCTCGCGTTCAATGCCGATGAACCGGAAGCCGCGACGAGCGCACGCAGCGATTGCGTCAGCCTTGTCGGATAAGCTCGGAAGACCGCGCGGCGCTTTCGTTACGAAAAACGGCGCAGTTAATGCCCTCTTGCCCACTGGCGTCGATGAACTTTCGCCAGACGAACATGGCGTCACCGTCTCCAGTCCGGAGAACGATTTTTGCTCCGGGTCCGGCGAACAAGACGCGCTTCCGGCCGTCCCGATAGCGGTAGGCGGAATAGTGCCGTTCGTAGAGTGCAAGGCAGCAGGCATCGCCATCTTTCGTCAGATACCAATGGGGCTCAGAAGGACACAGGCTCACCGGGAGCCTTCCAGCTGATCGCGGCCCACCCACGCTTGGGGCAATGCGTCACGCCCTCACCGTCGAGAACGCGGTGGCTGTCGCCGTCCGCGTCCTTCTTGCGCCACAGACGGGTCGGCTTGGTGACGCGATAGGACACGCCATCGGCGTAGTGATATTCGCGCCATTCTTCGGTTGTGATTTCGGTTTCGATAAAGTCGGCCATCGGTCCTATTCTCCGTTGTGTGGGGTTAGAGGCGGGACTGAATGCGATGGAGGTTGTCGAAGATGGTGCGCGACAGTTCCGCGATGGTCGCGGTCTGATGGTCCAACCCGTCCAGCAAGCCGCCACCGGCCACCACGCCCAGCCTGTCGGCGGCTGCCTTGTTCTCAGGCCGCGAACCGGTGAGCCTGTCGGCAATCGCGTCCGAAAACTTGCGAAGCTCGTGGATGCGCTCGACGGCCACTGCCAGTCTGTCGAACGGAGATGCTGGTTCGGGCTGAGAAGTGGCACCAACTTCATACCGTCCGGCGTCGATTGTTTCTGCTATCCATTCCATGGCAGTTCTCCTTGTTTCTTGGGATAGATTGAGGCGTCGAACTTGGGTTCGAACGTCCGGTTCATTTTCCAGATGACACTCATTCGCCGCGCAACTCAGGCGCGATTATGAGGGCGAGCCAGCGCGCGGAGCGCGTACCAGGCGTCCTTTGTCCGGCTGTAAGACCAGCCGAGACGGCGTGACGTGTGGCGAATGCGGGCTTTCACCGAGCCAAGCGCGGGCGGTGCGATCCGCTCCTGCATGGCGCATTGCGTGAACTCAGCGATACTCATTTTCGACTCCGACGCTTTGTCGTACATTTCCGAACTCCTTCGTGGTTTGCTTCTGCTCATGGAAAGCAGGAGAACCAAAGGAGTGGAGACTATCGGTGAAGCGGCGGCTCGATTGCTTGCAGGCTTGTGCGAGCGCGCCAAGGATGGAAAAGGCCGGGAGAGCGCGGAGGGGAACGCGCATCATCCCGGCCAGCTTACCGTCGCGCTTGGGAGGACTTGCGACGGATTGGAATTTAATGCGGCAAACGACAATCATGCGGCGCTCCGGTCGAATACGGGAGCGTCAACAACCTCGACGCGGAACCTATGACGGGCGGCTTCGCCAGCCTTGTTCCATGCTGCGACGAGGGCAGCGAATTGCTTCTCGGCGGCTTCTTCGTCTGTCAGCGCGTCATCGATCTTGACGACACGGCGCGCGAGGCCGGAACGCTTGTCCCGCTCCTGCTGGCGGAGATGCGCGAGGTCGCGGCGAACGGCGGCAACCTGTTCGTTTGGGCGAAGGCCCTTGATCTTGTCGAGGTATAAACCAGTGTCCAGCTTAGTCCCCTCAATCATGCCAAGGGCTTCCGGAATGATGTTGGTGCCGCGCTGTACGTCTCTGTATATCGTTGGGCTTGACTTGCCTGTTGACGCTGCGGTGGCGCTGACAAAGCTGTCGGCTTTTTCAAACTCCCAACTTGATAGTTTGCCCGACTTGCGATCCCCGCCGCGTCCGGTTTCTGGGTGCAGCGCCAAGTATATTTCCTTGCGCCTGGCCGTCTGCGCCGCCCGCAAGGCTGGGGAGAGTTCCGCCCTGCACAAGTTCTCATCGATCATCGCCAGTTCGGCGTGGAGGTCGTCAGCGTCGATAATGTCGGCGGCGACTTCGACAAGGCCCAGCCGCTTGCAAGCGGAAAGGCGATGATGGCCAGCGATGACTTCCCACCGATTGGCAACAGCCCGGACGCGGATCGGATTAATCAACCCGACCGTGCCGATGCTATCGACCAGTCCAGCAACAGTTGCTTCGTCTATTTGACGGGCGTCGGAACGCGCATCAATACAATCGATGGGAAGCTCGCGGATCATGGCTTACTTCTCCAGCTTGGGGAGTTGTCCGCCCATGATGACGAGGCGCTTCAATGTGTCGCCGCGCCGATATGCGTTCCAGCCCTTGAACAAAAGTTCAGCCGAATTGTTGGGCCGGAGATTGCCGTGTTCGGCGATCAGGCGGTTCCGCACGTAGAGGATGGGCGAGTCCACATCCAGGTTCGCGCCTTCGATCAGCGACAGCACGAAGTTATCAGCAGCCGCCTGCGTGGAGCGGCGTGCAAAGACCCAATGGGCGAATGCCAGCACGGAGCCCTGAACAAGCTTGTGCGCCTTTTTGTCATCCACAAACTGGATGGATTTGCTGAGGTTCGGGTGCGCAATGATGAAGTCGATGAGTTCGCTCTTGGTCGGCTTGGACCGGCCCGAAGCGTGGATGGTGCCGAAATTCTGGTACATCCAGATATAGCCTGCGGCGGATGCGAGCCGATTGGTATTCGTGTGCCCTTCCATTGCAAGATAGTCGCTGAGGCGGCGCACGGCCCCTTGGTCGAGTGTCGTGCGCGTTTCACGATCTACGCCGAAGATGAAGATTGCCGGGATGGCGGTGCCCGCCCGGATAACAGCCGCGCAGCGATGCTGACCGTCGTTCAGCATCCCGTTCTTGGCTATGATGATGGGCTCGCCGTTCATGTCCCAGGAGCCGTTCGCCATGTCGCGGGCGTAACCGACGACAACGGACTCCCTGATCTTCCGATTGTCGCCGTTCCTGCCGAGCAAGACGGACGCCAGAGCGGGCGTCAGGTCGGCAACGAGCGTCGTAATCTTGTCCTGCGATTTGGCGACATGCCCATCGACCCAAAGACCGGCGCGCTTGTCGGTGGATTGGATGAGATATTCGTCGCCAACCTTCGTAAGAAGGCTAGCTTTTTCTGGCTTTTCCATTACATTCAGCATGTTGATTTCCTTCTGGCCGCAGCCTTCGGGTTCGCGGCCTTTTTCTTTGCCCGAAGGATTGGAATGGAGGGTCATCTACGCATCCTCGCCGATAGTGACGCGGGGATGATCTGGCCATGCAGCCCAAGCGATAGGCTGCTCGCCAGCGGCAAGCATTTCCCAGCGCTTTTCATCGGGCAGGTATTTGCTGAGCGTGACCTTCCCGCATTTGGTGGCGAGGATGACGCGATCCGGGCGGAATACCCGCTGATCGGCCTGCACCTTCCCCACCGTGCGGTTCACCACGACATACTTGCCGCGCGGGGCTTGGGAGATGTCAAAGGACCAGTTCATGCCTCCCTCCGAATATTAGCCGGCGCGGAAATGTGAATTGACCCCAGAAACGAATCCGGGTTTTCTATCCCTCGGGGGCTTGGGAGCATCCCTCGGGGGGGAAAACGATGCTCGGCGACGCAGTCAAACTGGAAATCATCGAACCTATTGCCGTTCCGGATACCTTCGTTTCCGGTGTTCTTTCGTTGGAAGACCTCGGCTCCGATCTGTTCCGAATAACCGCCTACGCGGTGCAGCGCTGCCCGCACGAAAACAAGGATTACGCGGTCATTGTCTCGCGTCATGTCTGTACTGGCATGACCATTCGACGGAATGCCGCGAGCCTTGTGGAAAGCGTGCCGGAACCGGGCCAGAAGCGGGCTGTGGATTACGTCCTGCACCATTAGAGCGGCGCTCACTCTGCTGCCTCCGCAATCCGAATGTTCCGCTCGGCCAGGAAGCCCTCGACAGCATCAACCAGTTCTGGCGGTGGGGCGTAGCCGCCGCCGGTCCAACGACCGATCATGTAGGCATAGGGGTTCAGGTAGCCGCCGAATGTTTCCGCGTAGGCTGCCTTGTTTTCCTTAGACCAGCTTTTCCGGTTGGCGACCGTTACTGTTCGGCGCAGGTCTTCGCGCATCAAAACCGACAGGTCACGGTCCTCGGCGAACTCATTTATGTAGTCAAAGATCGGCTTGACTGGGTGGAACCATTCGCCACGACAACAATAGTCGGCGAATTGATGGTGCAGTTCTGTCTCGATCTCGCGACCGCCCGCATGGGAACCGAGAAAGACCAGTTCGTGGGGCGTTGCCGTTTGCAGTGCGCGGACCCTCGTGCCGACATAGCCGCTGGTGAAGCCGATTTTTATCGGCCCAGAAGGAGCGCACTGGAGAAAATAAATCACTTGCCGGCCTCCGCAAAATCGCGGGCCGTGACCTTGCCCTTGGTGATTTCCTCGATGGCAAGCAGCGCCTCGAAGTCGGGGCGTGTCTCGCCTTTGCGCCAGCGCAAGACGTTGGACCTGTCCCGCTTGACCTGGACCGCCAGTTCGCCGTCTGTCAGACCGGCATTTGCCATGAACTCGGATAGCTTCATGCGTCCTTTGTGTATCAGGTACACGTGCATGTCAAGCACAAAGTGCATCGGATGCCGTGGACTTTCGCTGCACTGCGGAATGCAATGCTCCCGATGCCTCCGAAACGCCTGATGAAGCCCCAGCGCCGCCGCACCTTTCTGAAGGAGTGGCGGGAGCATCGTGGCTACAATCAGGAACAGGCTGCCGAGATGATCGGCATGGATCGCTCAAACCTTAGCCGCATCGAACGGGGCCAAGTCCCGTACAGCCAGGCATTGCTTGAAGCTGCCGCCGATGCCTACCGCTGCGAGCCGGTCGATTTGCTCATCCGCAACCCGCTAATCTCGGATGCGCCGTGGACCGTCTATGACACGCTGCGGAAGGCCGATCCGGCGACCCAAATTGCCATTGAACGCGCCGTTGCGGGCTTTTTGGGCAAAACTGGTACTGATGGTTAGTTCTTACCTATCTCTATAGGTTCATGACGGCTGGTGAGGGTGGGTTCCAGGCAAAAGACACCCCTACCCTACCGGCAGAGCCGATAAGGCTGGGATGTCGCCTTGCCAAGTCCTGACGGCTGGAGCCGGGTTGGGACACAAGCAGCAGCGTCCTTTCGGATAGCTGGTCCTCTCTTTCAGGCGGCACGGTAGGACTTACGACACCCGCGCCTGCGGCTTCACCTGCACCGGAATTGCACCGGGTCGCCGCTGATTTCCATCCCCATATAGCAACCGATTCTCGGCTTGTCCAAAAAAATCGTGTACCTGATACACTTTGTTGTTGACGGCATCCGTGCATGTGGTACACATACCGTCATGGAGCACGAAGAAGCCAAGCGCCGATCTGCTCTCATCGAACAAGGGAACACGGACATGACGAACCTGCGCATGATTGCATTCGCCCGCGTGGCCTCGGAGCCGAACGGCACTCCCCTGTACGGCATCATGGACATCATCGAGCCGCTGCCGCGCTTCAACTACTCGCTGCTCCGCAGTGCGCGCCTCACGGCTGACGTGGACGGCTATGTCCTCGTCGGTGACGCGGCTGCCGACATGGACACCTATCGCAAGATACCGGGCCTGTACTGCCGCAAGCGCCCCGCGTCCCAAGCCCGTCTCGCCGCCTAACCACCAATCCGGGCACTCGGTTTCGCGCCGATCTGCTCTCATCGAAGCAAGGGAACACGGACATGACCTACCGCTGCACCAACACCGCGAACGAGGTTCGGACCTTCACCACTTACGAGGCTGCGTATCGCTTTGTGATGCGTGAGGGGGACCAGTCCCGGCTCTGGACGCTGGAGCGCCACCACTGGACCGCAATGTAGAGGAACGAGCCATGACCAAAGAACATACACAAACTTCGGACAGCCCGACCACGGCCGATCGCCTCGCTGCCGAGCTGTCTTTCAACAGGGACCGCAAGGACCACGAACCGGTCACTGACAGCAGCCTGACCTATGGCGACCTTCGGCTACTGGCGAAACAAAGCTCCATGATCGCTGAAGCCGCACGGGGCATCGAGGAATATTCGTGTCGAACGTCGGTTTCACACATAGCAACCGAAATGTCCGCATTGGCAGAACGTTTGCGGCAAGCCACGCATCGCGAGAATGACGGGCTTGAGCATTGCGGCAATTTCAGCGCCACAGACCCTATCACAGACGAAGAGCGCATCAACTATTGGAAGGGCGCTTACGAGCGCATGGCGGCGAGAAACCATCGCCTGAACAGTGCTCTAAAGCAAATCCGCGACCAGCATATTCCTGATCAACCAGCCGCCTATGGCGGGACTGAATATGACTGGGTTGTGCGTCAGTACGCGAACCTTCGCAGCATCGCAACAGACATGGTGGAGGGCTGACATGCGCGGCTATGACGAGTGGAAATTGATGACGCCAGAAGAGGATTATGGGCACAAGCACATAATTTCCGGCGGGCTGCTCTGCCCGTTCTGCGGCGCTTACTCGCCTCGCCAGTGCGAGCTTGAGGAAGAGACAGGCGGCGACTGCCCTTGGGAAATGAGCGAGCCAGAGCCCGACCCGGATTACCTGTTGGAAATGCGCCGCGACGACCGCGATTTCGCTTAACACCACCCCACAAACCATCTGCGCCTCGGCGCTGCTCATACGGAGGAATTGAGAAATGGAACGCATCGAAAACGCCTTCATCCGCAATCACTTCCAAGCCGACTATGTGAACGACGCTGGCGGCTGGTCTGCCATCCAGAGCGCGGTCCTGAACGCCCGTCGCATCTGCGGCAACCCCGACAAGTTTCCCAAGGCGAATTTCGACTACCTCGAAAAGCTGGACCTTGAAGGCACCTGCGTCCTGCTCGGCGCACCAGTTCAGTACATCATTTAACCAACAGCGCGCCTCGGCGCTCTCATCGAAGGGAAGGGAACGACAATCATGGCCGCGACACTCAACATCGATATGCCGGGAGTAGACTTCGCTGGCATGGCGCGGGAGGCAATCTCCGCAAAGCTGACCGAAGCGCTCATCGGAGCCGACGACGCGATTATCAAGATCGTTGCGACAGCGATGGCCACCAAGGTCAACGACCACGGCAACGTCAGCACCTCCAGCTACGACAACAAAACCCCCTATGCCGAATGGCTGGCAGGGAGCCTGATACGAGAGGCCACCAAGTCGGTCATGGCTGCGAAGATCGCGCAACTCCGCCCCGCCATAGAAGCGCAGGTCGAGAAGGCGCTGGTGAAGAACACCAAGTCAATCGCGGTCTCTCTCACCGACAACTTCATCAAGCAGGCAGCCGCCGGCTACGGCGTCGTCATCAACATGACCGCCGAAATGCGCGTGCGTGACTAGCGCGTCCTGCCTCGGCGCTCTCATCGAAGGGAAGGGAACGGATATGGACGGAATGGAAATCACCAAGGATATCGCGCTCAAGGTTCTGTCCGTTGTGGACGCGGGCCTCTCGTCTGGTGTTGGCAATCCCAAGCCGGGGCAGATGTGTGTTGAGGCAGCCGTTTGCTACGCGATGGGCCTACCCCACGGCGATGACCCGCAGTGCGTATCCCGCGCCCTGCGGGCTCTGAAAATCCGGTTGAACGACAGCAACTGGTCCTCGGATCAGGCACGCGCCAAGGGCCTTCGCAGGCTGTCCGTAGCCCAGCTTGGCAGCCGCGATATTCTGGATGACAGGGAGTTCGCCCGTCGCTGCGCCGAACTGGCGGTTCGCAAGGCGGTTCCTATCGCCCTTCGCGCGGCTGCCTCAATCCATCACGACAGCAACCACAAGGCGGCGATGCTCGACGCGGCGACCCGCTGCGAGAAGGAAGGCACCCGCGAGGCGGCGCTGCACGCGAAGAAGGTGGCTTTCGACGCCTCCGCCTACGCCTCCGCCTCCGCCTACGCCTCCGCCTCCGCCTCCGCCTCCGCCTACGCCTCCGCCTCCGCCTCCGCCTACGCCTCCGCCTCCGCCTCCGCCTCCGCCTACGCCTCCGCCTCCGCCTCCGCCTACGCCGACGCCTCCGCCTCCGCCTCCGCCTCCGCCTACGCCGACGCCTCCGCCTCCGCCGAGCGCGCGAAAATTCGCGACAAGGTGCTGTCGGACTTCGCGGAGGATGTCGTGCAAAGCCTCATCGAAATGAAGGCCCCCGGCTGCCAGTGGCTCGAACTCACGGAAGCTGTCGCCGCTTAACACCAATCCACAGAGCATCTGCGCCTCGGGCGCTCTCATCGAAGGGAAGGGAACGGAAGATGACTAGCCCGCGCATAGTGGACAACGACCGAGACGAAATAACCGTCACACTCGATGGCCGTGAAATCCGAGGCTGGAGCTATGCCACGGAAGACGAACGCCGGAAGAAGATGGCGGGTGCGTGGGAGTTTATCGAGGGTTGGCTTGAGGCAACGACACGCGCGGCGAAGATCGCGGATGACGCATTCGGCGAAGGCCCGACTGGTTCCTATGACAATGGCGGAACCATTGACGGGTGGAACATGGCTTCACAGCACATCGCGAAGAAAATCAATTTGGAGCCACGCTCATGAACGGTCTGCCCGGCTACGACGCTTGGAAGCTGATGACGCCAGAGGAAGACCACGAATCTCGCGGCGGCAAGATTTGCCCATTCTGCGGAGCCTATTCGTCGCGCAGTTGCGAACTTGATGAAGAGACCGGCGGCGTCTGCCCTTGGGAAGAATCCGAGGACGAGCCCGACCCCGACTACCTGATGGAAATGCGCCGCGACGACCGCGATTTCGCTTAACACCACCCCACAAACCATCTGCGCCTCGGCGCTGCTCATACGGAGGAATTGAGAAATGGAACGCATCGAAAACGCCTTCATCCGCAATCACTTCCAAGCCGACTATGTGAACGACGCTGGCGGCTGGTCTGCCATCCAGAGCGCGGTCCTGAACGCCCGTCGCATCTGCGGCAACCCCGACAAGTTTCCCAAGGCGAATTTCGACTACCTCGAAAAGCTGGACCTTGAAGGCACCTGCGTCCTGCTCGGCGCACCAGTTCAGTACATCATTTA